CGACTAATGTTCTGGCCCTCGAACCCCAGGGATGTAGATTATTTCTTTAGATTTCAAGATGGCCCTTGGCTTGATGCTGATGAGATACTTTCCTCTTACACTGATTGGACTGATTCATCCCTGTGGCCAACAGCTGATCGAGAGATTAAGGAAATAAAGAATGGAGCTAAGAGACAAGAAGATCCTAGCCTTAAAAAAGGTATTATCGGAGCATTCTGTAGAACTTATTCTATTACAGATGCAATCGAGACTTTCCTTTCAGATGTGTATTCACCCACAGCCTTTTCCGATAGGTATACATATACTAAAGGAACCACTTCTGCTGGTTTAATAGTCTACGACGATAAGTTTGCTTATAGCCATCATGGCACTGATCCTTGCGGGGGTAAGCTATGTAACTCTTTTGATCTTGTTCGTATACACAAATTCGGAGATCTCGACGGAGATACTGATAAAGGATCCCTCCCTAAAAGCTTTATCGCAATGGGAGACCTTGCTCGTAAAGACAAGAAGGTTAAAAAGATAATTGCATCAGAAAATCTGCAAGATGCTAGATATGATTTCACGGAGGGGTCTGACATTATGGAAACTGAAGAAGACCTTGAGTGGATGCAGGAATTGGAGATAGATTCTAAAGGCGGATATAAGCCAATAGCACAAAATCTTAATCTCATTTTCTCCCATGACTCTCGTCTTCGGGGATTATTTAAACACAATGATTTCGACGGCAAGAAATATGTTTTTGGTACTTTACCTTGGAGGCGTGTTCCTTATCCCGAACCTGTTAAGAATGTTGATTTTGCTGGCGTTAGAAATTACATAGAGATCATATACGGCATAACTGCTGCTAATAAAATTGAAGACTCACTTGAACTAGAATTCGAAAAGAATCACTACCACCCTGTTCTTGACTATCTTAAATCCTTAGACTGGGATGGCACACCGCGAATAGATAATCTTCTTATTCGCTATTTTGGGGCTAGAGATAACACATATACTAGGGAAGCAATCAGAAAAACCCTCGTTGGTGCTGTAGCTAGAGTGTTTACTCCTGGTATCAAATTTGATCTCGTACTAACTCTTATAAGTCCTACCCAAGGAACAGGCAAAAGCTCTTTCTTTAGAGCTCTAGGAAAGAGTTGGTTTAGCGATACATTCCTATCCGTTAACGGCAAAGATTCTTTTGAACAGTTACAAGGGACATGGATAATGGAGATGGCAGAACTTGCTGGTCTTAAGAAGGCGGACATCGAATCTATTAAGCATTTTATATCTAAACAAGAAGATACATTCCGGCCTGCTTATGCTAGAGTTTCAGAGACTTTCCCAAGACAATGCGTGTTTGTAGCTACTACAAATGAGAATGCTTTCCTCCGGGATCCTTCTGGCAATCGAAGGTTTATGCCCGTAGATATCTGGAACAAGAAACTTATCGATAACGAAGAACTAAAAGAGTTTTTGGCAAACGACTACGAGATAGATCAAGTGTGGGCAGAAGCTGTTCACCTTTTCAGAAAAGGAGAGAAACTCTATCTTAGTTCCGAGTCAGAAAAGATCGCTACTATAGAACAATCTATGCACAGCGAAGTTGACGAAAGGAAAGGAATTATAGAAGCTTATCTCGATCGTCTACTTCCGACCAACTGGGATGATATGGACATTTTTGAACGGAGGAATTATCTTGAAGATCCATTATCCTCGAATGGCGAAATACAAAGAGACTATGTGTGTGTTGCTGAGATATGGTGCGAGTGCTTAGGGAAAGCTAAAGAAGATATGGACCGTTATAAGACAAGGGAGATTAACGATATTCTACGAGGTCTTGATGGTTGGGAGCAAATAGGTACTACCCGTACATTCCCTTTATATGGTAAACAGAAATACTATGCAAGAAAGCTCGATTAAGAAAATAGAATCTGAGAAACTGCTCGAAAAGAAGCTAAGAGAAACTATAGAATCCCGTACAGGGGGACTCTGTGTTAAGCTTCTTCCCCAAAACAACAGAGGATTTCCCGATAGACTATGCCTTCTCCCCGGAGGGATAGTGTTTTTTGTAGAGGTAAAAACTACAGGAAAGAAACCCACTCGCATTCAGCAAATCATACATGCTCAATTACAAAGACTTGGGTTTAGGGTTTACATTCTTGATTCATCCCAGATTATCGACGACATATTAAGATTCTACGGTTATGAATGAGAGAGACCTTCACCCCTACCAAATAGAAGCAGTTGAGCATATCCTCAACCATACTCATTGTGGTTTATTCCTAGAGATGGGTCTAGGCAAGACAGTGTCTACCCTCACGGCAATCAACAAACTTATGTATGAGGATCTCGAAATAAACAAGGTTCTCATTATAGCTCCTAAACGTGTAGCTGAGAATGTGTGGGATGCTGAGATAAACAAGTGGGATCATCTTCATAATTTACGTATATCAAAAGTTACAGGGGATTATAAATCTCGCGCATACGCTCTTAAAACCGATGCCGATATATATATCATTGGGAGAGACAACGTAGCGTGGTTATGTGACACGTATGGAGGTAAAAAGATGCCTTTTGATATGTTGGTCATTGATGAGTTATCTTCTTTCAAGAACCCAAAGTCTATCCGTTTTAAATCTCTGAGGAAAATACAGCCTATCTTCTCACGAGTAGTAGGACTTACTGGTACTCCAGCTCCAAATGGATTAATCGATCTTTGGTCCCAAATATACCTTTTAGATAGAGGGGAAAGACTTGGTAAGTTTCTCACAAGGTACAGAGACGAGTATTTCAAACCAGGGAAAAGAAATGGCGCTGTTATATACTCCTATGTGCTTCGTTCTGGTTCTGAAGAACGGATCCATGATAAGATAAAAGATATTTGTATGAGCATGAAAGCTAAGGACTATCTTACTCTCCCGGAGAAAATGATAAACATAGTCCCGGTAGTCTTTGATGATAAACTTAAACAAAGTTACAGANCATTTGAACAAGAACAGGTTTTAGCTTTAGTTAAAGACGGAGTAGAGATTACTGCTTTAAGCGCTGCAACTCTTTCAAATAAACTTCTTCAGTTTGCCAACGGTGCTATATATGATGAGAACCATATCGTCCACCAAGTTCACGATTTAAAGATAGAAGCAGTAAAGGAATTATTAGATGATGCTAATGGAAATCCAGTTCTTATAGCATGGACCTATAGACATGATAGAGATCGACTCATGGATGCACTTAAGTCATATCGCCCCCGAGAGCTTAAAGATAGCAAAGATATAGAAGACTGGAATGAAGGCCTTATCCAGGTTATGCTCATGCATCCAGCATCAGGTGGGCATGGCCTAAATCTTCAAGCAGGGGGTCACATCATTATCTGGTTTGGCCAAACTTGGTCCCTTGAATTAGAACAGCAGTTTAATGCTAGACTTCATAGGCAAGGGCAAGATAAACCTGTTATCATCAATAAGATAATAGCAGTTGGGACAATGGATGAGGAAGTGGTTATGGCAATTAAAGATAAAGACAGTAGGCAAGACCGGCTCATGGAAGCAGTTCAAGCTCGCATAAAGAAGTATGCTAGCCTAGCACAGATTTAAGGAAATTATTTTCCAAGTGATTGGTTTTTGATTTATATTTGTAAGGTTAAATAATAAGGTATGAGACTTAAGAAAGGAGACGTAATAAGGGAGACAGATTCAATATCATCTCTTTATTACACGGTGAAAAAGATAAAACTTGGTGTAGCTATAGCAGAGTGTACACATGAGGGCAAGAACTATAGCACTCTTTACCACGTAAGATATAGCGATCCCAATAATATCATCCCCGTTTTAAATAGGATTCTACCAATAGAGATTAAACTTTTAACCCGTACCAATGAACATACTAAAGAAAGCAAATGAAATTGTCAACCTTCGCTCAGAAGAGAAGGCAAGACAGTATGGCCCTTTCATAGCTTGTAATGCTAAAGCAGCAAGAATAGCTACTGAATTATGTGGCAAGGAGATAACGACTGAAGACATTTATAAATTTCAGATCGCACTAAANTTGGCAAGAGAAGCTTATTCGCANAAGGAAGATAATCTCCTTGATGCTGTAGCTTACATCGGTGCTTTGAACAACTTTTATAATAACGTTGAACCCGTGTTATTCGATGAGTCAGATATACAGCCATGAATACAGAAGACTATAAACCCTTATCCCCTCTTCCGCAATGGTATGATATTTTTGCTATGCAAGAGGAGCTTAAATATAAATATGAGCCAGAGGCAAGAGAGTTATTCCAGAACTTTGATCTTGACTATTACGAAGACCAGGAGTTATTCAAGAAATACTGTTGGAGAATAACTGAAGAGGTCTCTGAGGCAGTTGAAGCAACCACTATTAGTCCAAGCAAAGAGCATGTAGAAGAGGAGCTTATCGATGCTTTGAATTTTACGATAGAGCTCATGCTTCTCAGTCGTCAGCCTTTGAACATGCTTACTTACAACCCGGATTTGAAAGTACGTGCGCTTGGCTCTCCCTCCCGTATTGCTGGGGAGGTAATAACATCTCTGGGTCTTGTAGCTAATCTTCTTAAGAACAGGCAATGGAGGAGATCCCAGTATTTAGTGGATATGTACATATTTGAAGAAAGATTCAGGGATTTTGCTCAACTATTCTATACCATCCTACTGACCGTGTTTAAATCTGATGAACATATCAGGGAGGTATGGTCGCTCAAATACCAAGTCAACTTATTTAGAATTGAAACAAACTATTAATATGGCAAGAATTTTTAAAGATTGTTTTGAAATGGTGCGGGAGATAGACCGAGAACTTAAAGTCTCAGGTATAACCGTGCCGGTGAAGCATTACCAGAACAAAGAGCTGAAAGGAGATGATAAGCTTACTAAAGAATTAGTAGGAGTTAACTTCATTATCTCTAAGCCTTGGATGGGAAAAAGGGAGATGCTCGATTTTCTTTTTAAGGATGAAGCTCCTCAGATCGAAGAATACTGCAAACAAGAGATAGCAGATCGAGTAGACCGGAGAGGGCTTAATCCCGGTAACTCTTATAAAATAAGGATGGACCTCTGGCAACAGCTCATGAGCAAAAATGATGAGGGTAAATTTGACTACACTTATTCCGAACGTATCAACTATCGGCATCAACTTGATTGTGCTATAGAAGCTCTCAAAGACGACATCCACACACGAAGGGCCATGGTTATGATATATAGCCCTGATGATACAATGAGTTCAGCTGGTTTTCAGACGCGCATACCTTGTTCCGTCTCTTACCAATTCCTTATTAGGAATAATAAGCTGATGATCCTTTATTACATTCGTTCTAATGATTATTTTAAACACTTCGCTATAGACATTTGGTTAACAGAGGCTATCCAGCGCTATGTTCTCGAACAACTTCAGGATCAATACCCCGATTTAAGGGAAGGATCNTTGAACTATTATGCTGGAAGTTTGCATGCTTATCGCGNAGATATTAGCAAATGGGTGATATTCTAAGATGAGAGAACGTAAGATAAAGGGCAAGATCCTAGGTATNGAATATTTTCCGTATAAGATACTAGACGTTATGCGGGATGANAAATACCTTGAGTTCTTCCTTTACCGTTTTAAAGTAGCAAGGGATTTAGCAATGAGCCAAGCTAAGAAATGCTCTTGGATCCCTATATATGCTAACAATCCTGAGTTAATGTACTACGATGCTCTTGATGAGATCGAGGCTATCCTGGATAAAGATAAACCATCTGCAGCTGCTATAAAACTTGGACAAAGGATAAACACAATTGTTCTTCCCGCTGTTGGGGATTGGCTCACATGGAAGTTGAACA